AAAATTATCAGGAACTGGAATCGTAACTGGAATGAGTGTTGGTGTTACTTTAGATGGCGTTACTACTAGAACTGTATCATTACAAGGTTCAGGTGGTCTAACTATCGGCACAGTATAAATTAGTTATTTATGGCTGATGAAAAAATTGATTATTTTGATGGGATTCGTTCTCACTTTGAAGAATTAGAAGTTAAAATAATTGAAGTCCCTGAGTGGGGATTAGTGGGTGATAAAGCGATTTATGCCAAACCCTTTAATATGCAAGAGAAATCTAAAATATTTAAAGGTGCTAATTCCAATGATATTGGGGTGCTGGTTGATGTCATAATAGAAAAAGCATTAGATAAAGAGCATAAGAAAATGTTTAATGCTACTCATATTCTTAGTTTCAAACAAAAAGCAGATACAGACGTACTTGCAAGAGTAGCAAGTCAGATCATGGGTACTCAACAAGACAGTATTGATGACGTTAAAAAAAACTAAAAAATAACTCAGAACTCCAAACCATATTTGTTGTAGCAGAAAAACTACACAAAACTATTAGCGAAATCTTGCAAATGTCAGTTGCAGAGTTTAATATGTGGATTGCATATTTTGAATTGCAAATTGAAGAGAGAAAAAAGCAAGAGCAACTACATAGAATGAAAAAATAAATGGCTACAAAAAAAGTTAATATTGATATAGTCGCAAAGGATAAAACGACTAAAGCCTTATCTGGCGTTCAAAAAAATCTTGGTAATTTAAAAAGAAGTGTTTTCAGTTTAAAGGGTGCATTAGTTGGTTTAGGTGCTGGTGCTATTGTTAAAAGTTTTGTAGATGTAGGAAGAGAAATAGAAAGCCTACAAATTAGATTTAAATTTTTATTTGGTTCAGTCGAAGAGGGTGCTTTAGCATTTGATAATCTTACAAAATTTGCCTCCAAAGTACCTTTTTCATTAGAAGAGATTACAAGAGCATCAGGTAACTTAGCAGTTGTTGCAAAAGATGCAGACGATCTAAACAGAATATTAGAAATTACTGGTAATGTTTCTGCTGTCACAGGAATAGATTTTGAAACAGCATCGTCTCAAATACAAAGAGCATTTTCTGGTGGTATCGCTAGTGCTGATATTTTTAGAGAACGAGGCGTTAGAGCATTATTAGGATTTAAAGAAGGTGCAACAGTTACAGCAGAGGAAACAGTTGAGGCATTTGAAAGATTGTTTTCTGGTAATGGTGAATTTGCAAATGCAACAGATGATTTAGCAAGTACACTCACTGGTACTTTATCCATGATACAGGATAGCTATTTTAATTTTCAAAAAACTGTAGCAGAGGGATTTTTTACTGAACTTAAAAAAGAATTTGGCGATTTACAAAAATTTATAAAAGAAAACGAAGATCAAATAGAAGATATAGCAACTGCTATTGGTGAAAACTTTGCTGGTGCTATTACAAACGCATCAAGTGTTATTAAAGATGTTGCCCCAGCAGTAAAATCTGTAACGGATTCTATGGGTACAGCAATATCTGGATTTCAAAGCCTACCTACTTTTGTTCAATCTTCAGGTTTAATAGCATCGTTATTATTTGGTAAAAAAGCATTTGTTGCTTTTAGTGCTGTATCATTCTTAGTTGGTCAAGTTCAAAAATTAATGGAAGATGCAAGAACAAGCACTGATTTAAGACTAATGAGTGTTGAAGATGTCGATAACTTAGAAACAGCAGAATTATTACTAGAAGAACTTAATAAACAAAAAAAAGAGTTAGTAGTACCAACAATAAAACCAATCATTGACATGAGTTCAACGATTGATGAATTTGGTGACCTAGATAACGCAATAGTTACATTAGAAGATAAAGTACCTTTAAAAGTCACTAACGATCAAGTTGCTATCTTAGACGGAAAAATAAGCGCCTTAGAAGATAAAATTTTCCAAATGAAAGCATTTGAAAAACTTATCAAAGATACTCAGGGATATGAAGATGCGATAATGAGGGCTGTAAAAACACATCAAGAATTTGTTGTTGAAATAAAAAAGAAACCACCAATACCAGAACATTTTAAAGAGGCAACTGAAGAGGTAAAAGTTTTTACAGATGCTGTAGGATTACTTGATAATGATTTTAATACTTTGTTTGATACTCTTGCTGATAAAAACGCATTTAATGAACTTATGGAAAATGCAAAAAAAACAGTCACTGTTTTTGATTCACTAAAGCAAGAGGCAACCAATTTCAAAGATGGATTTAATGAGGCTATGAATGCTGATACTTTTGATGCTTTCACTAAAGCTGGTGAAGATGCTTTTAAACAACTTAAAACAACACTTACTGATTTTGTAATGACAGGAAAACTCAATTTTGAAAATTTAGCTAGATCAATAATTAGATCATTAGTAGAGGCTTTAATTGGTAAAGCTATTAGTTCAGCCATAGAAAAATCAGAGTCTATGATGATAATGTCATCAATAAAAAAAGCATTGATTAGTGTTTATGAGGGTGCATTAAAAACATTTGCTAGTATTCCTTTTCCATTTAATATTTTAGCAGTAGGTGCATCTATTAAATTTGGTATGGGTTTAGTCAATAAAATTAGAGGTTTTGAAAAAGGTGGACGACCACCAGTAGGACAACCAAGTATTGTTGGTGAAAAAGGTGCTGAGTTATTTGTGCCAGATCAAGCTGGAACTATAGTACCCAATAATCAACTAGGTATGGGACAGCCAGTGACAGTGAATTTTAATATCAATACTGTAGATGCAAGAGGTTTCAATGAACTATTAGTAAACAGCAGAGGAACAATAGTAAATATGATAAACAATGCAGTAAATGAAAAAGGTAAGATGGCAATTATATGAGTGGTGCATTTCCTAGTACAAATTTTAACGCTGTTAATATTAAGAATAATCAAAAGACTTTATTGTCAGAAACAGACAGTGGAAAAACATTTAGACGACAAATTCAAGGACAAAGATTTAGTTTTACAGTTTCATTCCCTCCTATGAAACGAGAGGACTTTGCCCCCATCATGGCTTTCATTATGAAACAAAGATCAAGAAAAGAAAATTTCACCATAACCTTGCCAAGTACATTTAATGCTCTTGGTAGTGAAACTGGTACTTTACTTGTTGATGGGGTGCATTCCTCAGCAGATACAACAATAGATATTGATGGTTTTGCTGGCGATGGTGCTGGTAGGTTAAAAGCTGGCGACTTTATAAAGTTTGCTCACGATAAAGTTTATATGATTGTTGCTGATGTTACATCATCAAGTAATTCTGCAACAGTAACAATAGAGCCACCACTAAGAACTGCATTAGCTAATAATAGTGCTGTAACTTATGATAATGTGCCTTTTACTGTTCATCTTACTAGCGATATTCAAGAGTTTAAAATTAACCAAAATGACAAAGATGGAAACCCTATCTTTAGATACGAATTTGATGTCATTGAAAGTTTGTAATGCCAAGAGGATTAACAAGTGCAGTTAAAACAGAATTAGCAACTGGAATACTAGACCCAGTTTTTTTAGTTGATATAGAGTTTTCATCAAGAGTCTATCTTACTACAGCACCATTCGATTTGACATCTAGTGTTTCAGGTAGTTCACAAACATACTTATCTAATGGTCATCTTAGAAGTATTACAGGGGCAAACGAAACAAATAGACCTACAAAAAATACTTTATCATTTAGTTTATCAGCAGTAGATCAAACCTATGTAGCTGTTGCTCTTAGTGAAAATATAATTAATAAAAATGTAAGTTTGTATAAAGGTTATCTTGATGCTAACAACGCCCTCATATCTGACCCATTTTTATTATTTTATGGAACGATAGACGAATATAAAATTAGCGATAATACAAGCACTGCAAATTTAATTATTAGTGTTACTTCACATTGGGGTAACTTTAGTAAAGTTGGTGGCAGAACTACTACCGATAATTCACAGCAAAGGTTTTTTAATGGTGATAAGGGTATGGAATTTGCCTCTCTTACTGTTAAAGACATAAAATGGGGTAGAGAATGACAAGCATACATCAGCTTTATGCTGATAAAAGCGATGTTATAGATATTTATAATTTATTAGTGCATTATAAAGAAACAGACTTAATTGACTTAGATTATCCAGAGGTCGATAGAGGCAAAGGTCTAAACTTTATCAATACAATATTAAAAAGAGGCAAAATTATATTGCTTAGAGATTTAGATACAAACGAATTGATAGGTTGTTGTATGTTCAACAAATCAGAATACTTTTTTAGTAAAACAGAAATAATGATGATACAAATGATTTACATAAAACCAGAGTATAGAAATTTCAAAATAGTAAAACAAATGATTGATTCTGTTAAAAAAATTAGTGGCGATATGCAAATAGTTTTATCTATAACTTCAGGTCTAGGTGTTGATACAGTTTTTGAAAAACTAGGTTTTCAAAATATGGGTGGTAATTGGAGGCTGATATAAATGGGTGGTTTTAATCCTTTTGAAGAAGTCATTGATTTTGTTACCGATGTTGTTGATGCAGTCGTTGATATTGTAGAGGATTTTGTAGGCTGGTTATATCCTCAGCCTGATATCCCTGACTTTGGGGATATGCAACAAGACATTAATGCAAAGGGTGTTTTAATAAATAAATTTAGTGCTAATGCTCATATCCCAGTAGTTTATGGAACAAGAAAAGTTGGTGGTAACGTAGTTTTCCTTGAAAGTTCAGGAACTACTAACGAGTCGCTTTTTATGGCTATCGTACTGAGTGAGGGTGAAATTGATGATATTACACAAATATTCGTAAATGATAATCTAGTGACTTTTAGTGCTGATATTGCTGACAATACACAAATAACAGTGGCAAGTTCAGATAGTAATTTTTTTGATACTGCAAATTCTGCAAGTTTAATAACTGTAGAACCTCATTATGGTACTGATTCGCAAAGTGCATCTAGTTTGTTGTCAGGTTTGTCATCATGGACAAGCGATCATCGCCTAAGAGGACACGCATATTTAGCCCTTAAATTTACATGGAACTCAGATAAATTTGGCTCTTTGCCCTCAGTCAATGCAGTCGTAAAAGGTAGAAAAGTTTATAATCCAAACCTAGACAGCACTGTTACTGGTGGTTCTGGTTCACATAGAGCAGATACATCATCAACATGGGAATATTCTGATAACCCAGTTTATCAACTACTTGATTATCTAAGAAACGATAGATTTGGTATGGGTATTGCTAACAGTTATTTTGATTCTAATTTTGCAGATTGGCAGACTGCTGGCGATGTTTGCGATGCTGACATTACACCTTTTTCTGGTGCTAGTGCTATTGATTTAATGGATAGTCATACAGTTGTTGATACATCAAAAAAAGCTATTGATAATGTTAGAGAGTTTGTCAAAGGTTGTCGAGCATTCCTAAATTTTAGTGCTGGTCAATATAAAATATTAGTCGAATCGTCAGGTTCTGCATCTATCACGCTTACTGAGGATAATATTTTAGGTGGTATTACAGTATCAAGTAAAAACAAAAACTCACGATATAATAGAGTAATAGTAAATTTTATAAACCCAGATAAAAATTATCAGTCAGATCAAGCACAGTTTCCCCCAGTAGATGAGACTGGCATAGCAACAGCAGATCAACACGCTACTATGAAAACTGCTGATGGTGGCATACTTTTAGAGGGTAGATTTGATTTTTCAATGCTTACAAGCCCATATCAGGCTCAGGAAATGGCAGAGATTATATTGCGTAGGTCAAGATCAAGTTTAGACGTTACATTAAAAGCAGATGCTACAGCCTTAGAACTTAGCATAGGTGATATAGTAAACATAACCCACGCAACCCCAAGTTTTTCTGCAAAACCTTTTAGAGTACAAGGTATGTCATTGAATGCAGATGAAACTATAAGTTTACAATTATCTGAGCATCAAGACAGTTATTATACTTTTGGAACGCAACAAGAAGTGGCAACGATACCAGATACTACACTGCCAAACCCTTTTTCAGTGAGTCCACCAGCGAGTCTGACGTTATCTGACGAATTGATAGAATATGCAGATGGTATTGTTATAACAAGATTAATTATTACTATTGGGGTTTCACCTGACAACTTTGTTGATAATTACGAAGTACAAATAAAACAAACAAAAGATCAAGATGGTAATTCTGTTACCGATTCGTTTAGAGAAATAGCAGTAGGTAAAATATTAGAATATCAGCATTTAAACGTAATAGATGGTGCTGAATATCAAGTAAGAGCAAGAGCAGTCAATACTCTTGGTGTAAAATCAACTTTTGTATCTACAACTAGAGTAATTGTTGGTGGCGTTGAAGTGCCTAGTAATGTTCAAGATTTTGCTGTTGAAATGCACGGACAAGATCACATGAAACTTACTTGGACTCCACCAAGTCAGCAATCAGACCTTGATATATCTTTTTATGAAATAAGGTATCAAGATGTAACAACTGGTGCAAACTGGCTAAACTCAACAAATTTAGTTAGATGTCCTAGAAGAAAATGCGACTCGGCAATAGTACCAGCCAGAACTGGTAGTTATTTAATAAAAGCAGTCGATAAAAATGGTAATACCTCAGCAGAGGCAACCATTGTAACGACTAATATATCAGCAATCCAAGCCTATACACTTGTTTCATCATTTACAGAAACCCCAGATATATTTACAGCATTAGATCAAATGGACGCTAGTTTTCCTTTAGCTGTAAAAATAGACCCATCTGGTGATATTATACTCAGTCTTGATACTGTTACTAATTTTGACGATACTGTTGGTAATTTCGATTCCCCTAGTGGTGATTTTGAATTAGGTGGAACAGATACAACATCAAACCCCAACTTTAATAATACTAATAGAGACGCAAAAGGTTTTTATAATTTTACAAACACTTTATCATTATCACAAATATATGATGGCAACATAGAGCCAACTATAACTCTTGATGCAGAAAACCCTTACGATTTGTTTGACAGTGGTAGAGGTGCTTTAGAATTTGATTCTGCCAAAGCCCCTTTTGATGGCACAGAACAAATACACGCATTCCATAGAGTACAAATAGCAACCTCCACTACAGCATTAGCTGATTGCACAAGTTTTGTTGATATAACTCAATCTGCAACTTTTAAATTTAAGTTTGCAAAATTTAGATTGAAACTAACAAATGATGATTCTCAAACGTCAAGTAATGTAAAAACTATTGCAGTTAAATTAAATATGGAAGAGAGAACTTTTGCAGAGTCTGATGTTGCTACATCATCTGGCAGTAAAACAATTACTTACACAAACCCATTTTTTGCAGTACCAGCAATAGGAATTTCTGCTCAAAATATGGCAACAGGCGATGTATTTACAATCAGTTCTAAAACAGTTTCTGGTTTTACTATTGCCTTTGTCAATTCAAGTGGTGCATCAGTTGATAGAACTTTTGATTACATCGCTAAAGGTTATGGGTTGCAAAGTTAAATAAGAAAGGATATAGATAATACATGGCTCAGGTATCAGATGTTAGTTTAGCGAATCAAGGTTTTAGTTCATTTAGAACTGAACTCAACAATATTTTAACTGCTTTAAATTCTCAACATAGTGGGAGTTCTGCCCCAGCGTCAGTAGTCGCTGGTACATTATGGATAGATACAGCAACATCAGGCGTTTTAAAATTAAAGATGAATGATGGGACTGACAATGTTGAATTATTACAAGTAAATATATCTTCAAACGCAATAACTAGCAATATGTCAGTTACAGGGACAATTACTGAGGCTGACCCAAACGCTTTGCCACTAGCAATCGCTTTAGGATAGGAGGATAAATGGCTAATACTTTTAAAGTAAAAACAAATGGTGCGATGCCAGCCAGTGCTGGAACTCCACTTACTTTATACACTGTGCCAAGTTCAACCACGACTGTTGTTATAGGTTTAATTCTTTGTAATATTCACACAACTTCTGTAACTGCAGATGTTCAATTAGTAAGTGATACATCTGATACTGAAACTAATGAAACAGTATTATTAGCTAAAGATGTAAGCATTCCTGCAGGCTCAAGTTTAGAATTATTAACAGGTGGAAAAGTAGTCGTTCAAACAACTGACATCATAAAAATTGACTGTTCAGTGACAGCAAAGATAGACGCAACACTAAGCATATTAGAAATAACATAGAGGTTAGATGGGTTTTATAGGCAAACAACCAACTCCTGTACCAATCACAGCATCTGATATTACTGATGGAGTCATATCGACTGCTAAATTAGGAACAGGTGCAGTCACTACAGCAAAAATTGCAGATGATGCAGTGGGTAATACAAAATTAGATTTATCAGCAGATTATGCTTTTAGTGGTACAATTACAGGTGCAGGTCAAGCAAACGATATAGATCATGTGACTACAAATCATATAACATCTGCAAGTGTTTCTACTTGTGATTTTACATCATTAAGCACCGACTATAATCACTTCATGGTAAAAATAGCAGATTTTGAACCCTCGGGTAATAATGGACAACTTATAGTTAGATTACAAACAACAGGCAGTAGTGGTTTTAATAGTGGTAGTAATGCTTATTATAACACTAGAACAAGAGTTTATGGAAATGCTAGTAGTTATACTACTAACCAAAGTGGTTTTGAAAATAACTATGGTGTTGCAGGATTAGGTCAAAATAGTGCGGGAAATGGTTATGTAGAATCAGGCTCTCACATGGATTTATATTTCAGTAATGTCCATAGCACAACAAAAGGCAAAGGATATTATGGTGTTTTTTGGGGTGCTAGTGATAGTGGTAATGCTGTACATCAACTAGTTAATTCTACTTATGTTGGCACAGGTCGTTTATCAGCATTAACAGGAATAAGATTTGTATCTACTAGTGGTGATGTAAAAGGTAGATTTAGTTTATATGGGATAAGAACATAATGAAAAAAATGGTAAATGGCAGTATAGTAGATATGAGTGAAGAAGATATTGCTCAATACAATGAAGATCAAAAAAATGCACCAAAAGAATTTGATGTAAAAATGGAATATTTAAGAGAAAGAAGAAATATTCTTTTACAAAAAACAGATTGGACATCTAGTAGTGATTTGACAATGAGTGATGAAATGAAAACTTACAGACAAGCATTGAGAGATGCTACAAATGGTTTAGATACTGTAGAAAAAGTAGATGCATACACATTTCCAACGGAGGTATTAAAATAAATTGTCTTACATAGGTAAATCTCCCCAAACAGGTGCATATTCAATGCTTGACGCACTTACAGCAAGTGCTACAGCAAGTTATAGTTTAACATTAGATTCAGTAGCCTTTGTGCCAGAGAGTGCAAATCATTTACTTGTATCACTAAATGGTTCAATTCAAAAAGCTGGTACTTCATATACTTGCAGTGGTTCTACTCTTACGTTTTCAAGCACATTAGCATCATCAGATTCAATCGATTTTGTTTTAGCACTTGGTAATGTTTTAGATGTTGGTACTGTCACAGATGGAACTATTACAAAAGCAAAAACAAACTTTGTATCATCAGGTTCTGGATATACAGGAACAGGATTAGATATAAAAGGTAATGGTTCAGCGAATGGACGATTAGGATTGCTGTGTAGTGCTGGGAGTCATGGAGTCGCCCTAGAAAGCCCGAATCACAGTTCAGCCCAAAGCTATACAATTCAATTACCAAGCAATTCACCAACAGTAGATAAATTTATTAAAGTCACAAGTCTTACAGGAAGTGGTGCTACTGCTATTGCACATACACAATTTGCTAGTGCTGGTGGAACTTATGAAAAATTATTGAGTGGTAGTGCAAGTAGTTCAGTAAACCATGATTTTCAAAATTTTATGGATACATCAAAATATAGAATGTATATGGCATTATTCACAGATGTTGTAAGTGCTGGAACTAATGAGAGATTAGATTTGCAATTTATAGCAGACACTAGCGTTCAAAATGGTAGCCATTATTGGGGATCAGTTTTAGGTCAAAGAAGTAGTAATACCCAATACACAAATGGTTACGAGTCAGAAACGCAAGGTAAAGGTGGTATTGGTTTGGTAATGAATAGTGCAAATGCTGGTAATTATTTGTTCAATATTATTAATAGCCCAAATCAACAGGATTTTGGAAATAATGTTTTCGGTACTAATTGGGGTTATAATTCAAGTTATGGTGATTATGCTTTTGCAAATTTTACTATTGGTTACAATCATAGTGCAAATAACACAGGCATAAGAATTGTTGAGTCTGGTAATAATGCAACAACTTTCGATTATGAAATTTATGGGATATTAAAATAATGGTAGATTATAATTCAGTATACACACTTGAAGGTGTAACAAGAACAAAAATAACTGGTGAAGAAAAAACACAACTACAAGCTAAAAGAAAAGCTGTTGCAGATAATTCAGCAAATATTAAATTAGAATTAATTAAAGAATTTAGATTAGAAAAATTAAAAGAAACAGATTGGTATTCTAACTCTGATGTAACAATGCCAGACAATATAAAAACTTGGCGACAATCTTTAAGAGATATACCAGCTAATCATACTGATGAAAACGCATACGACTTATTACTAGCAAGAGATAGTAATGGAAACTTAACACATTCAATTTGGAGTAAACCATAATGACACTAGTAAAAGTTAGATCAAGAGGTATTAATTTAGCAGACAATTTTGCATTTACAGGCACGATTTCTGGTGCTGGTGGTGGAAAAATTAATCAAGTTGTTTCTGCTACTCAAACAGCAGATATGAGTACATCATCTACAAGTTATGTGCAAAATTTTAGTCTTAACATTACTCCTAGTGCAACATCTTCAAAAATAATGATTGTTTCACATACAGGAAGATTAGATACAAGTAGTTCTGGGGCCACTATGGCAGTTTCAATATATAGAGGAAGCACTAATATTACAAATTATACACAAGGTGGCGCAGGGGGAAGATTTGAAAGTGCAAACGCATCATTAGGAAATATGTCAATTAATTTAGTTGATAGTCCTTCATCTACATCGCAACAAACTTATTATATGTATTATAAATCAGAAAGTAGCAGTCATACTGTTTTCTTAAACAATGATTCTTTAACTTCTTTAATAGCAATGGAAATATTAGCATAATGAAAAATATAGAAAAATTTTGGTCTGCACTTTTTACAATTAAATCTGGAGTTGAATGTACAGTAAGAGGAGATATTACAACTGAAGAAGATTTTAATAATAATATTGAATGGAATACAGGAAAAGATTCAAATAACATGGCTATAACAACAAAAACAAATCCTCACTCAGAAATTACATGGACAAAATTAAAAGCAGAAATGGATAAACTTTAAAGTGAATGAAAAAAGATTGGTTTATATGGTCATGTTCTTTTGCAATAATAACTTTAGTTCTAGCTTTAGGATTTAGTAAAAAAGCTCACGCAGAAACAAACACAGTATCATCAACAGTCGTAACAAATAATACTCCACCTACAGCAAATAGTCCAAGCGTAGTTGTGAATAATTCTGATGTTTGTAAAACTGCTGTTGCTGGTGCAGTTCAGACTCAAATACTTGGTATCAGTTCTGGTATGACAGTAACAGATGAAAATTGTGAAAAACTAAAACTATCAAGATCATTATATGCTATGGGTATGAAAGTCAGTGCAATTAGTTTACTTTGCAGTGATAGTAGGGTTTGGGATAGTATGCACATGGCTGGTACGCCTTG